AAATTTATCTTTTCGCTTAGGGTGTACTCGAAATTGAGTTTGAATAAGTTTATTTACTCCTTTTTTTGGTTGCCCTGCTTTCTTTTGTGTCATTAGTTATTTACAATTAATATGTTTTCAGTTCCAAATACTTCAAATTCTTGGTCTTGATTTTCTAAATTATAAAAATAATCCCTAGCTTCTTTATTTGTCATCATATTTTTGTTTAAAAAACAATTATCATTTGAATCAAATAACATTTTCCTTATTGCTTTTACAGTTGCTTTCATATCCTTGTTTTTAATTATGGCACAAATCTAAAATAAATATTTGTAATTACAAGTATTGTTTTTATTTTGTTTGTAAATAGTTGTATTTTAGTTAATTAAAATTCAAGTTGTTTTTTTAAAATTGTGTTTTCTTTTTCTAGTTCTTTGATTCGCTCCAAAAATATAAACTGATTGCGTTCAAGTTCCGAAACTTTAGTTCGGTAAATAATAGATTCAAAATAAAACTTGCCATATTGCTGTTGAATTTCGTAAAGCGTTTTTAAGTGTGTTTCAGCCGCTTTTTTCTTGTCGCCTATACTCTTAATCGTTTTTTGCTCTAAATCGCCTATAAAGTTGTTTATAGCCCATAAATTTATATAACATGGTTCGTTTCTTGATTCCAAATTTGTAAAGTCGCACCATTCAATCATTATTTTTTGAAGTTTTTTATAATCTTCACTTCGCAAATTGTTTAAATCGTCTTGCTCTTTTTTTAAAGTTTCGTATTCTGTCATTTTAAAAAGGTGCTTTAAATGGATCGTTTAAATTTATTGTTGATTGTATTGCATTTGTTGGTGCTTTGTATGATTCTTTAAAACCAGTATCAATTCTATGAATTTCACCGTTTATTATTTCCGAATAACATTTTTTACTAAATTCAAAGTCAAGTTTTACAACTCCTTTTTTACCTACTATTTTAGGTTTTATTTTCTTAATGTCAATTTCCACTGTATTTGATTGCTGAATTAACCCATTTATTTCTTCGTATGGCCTATCAATACATATCAAGCTTTGAGCTTTTGCATACCACGCTTGACCTCCATTTATTTCAAATACGCTTGGCGCCTTTGGTAATTCGCCCGACTTTACTCCAGTTGGGTTTCTAGCATGGCAAACCATAAAAGAATGCAGGTTGTGTAATTTACTAAACTTATTCCACTTCATTAAAAAAGAAGGTAAATAAGCCGCAATATTACTAAGGTCGGAGCTGTTATGTTGTAAATCGTTAAAGTTATCAATCAAAGTGCAATCTAATCCGTTATCCATTTTTACTTGTTTTGCTACTTCAAAATATTTTTCAAGTGTTAAACCGCTTATGTCATCATCTTCGATAATTGTAAAATGGTCTTGAATAAATGGCTGTACTTTGTAAATTTCTGCTTCAGTAATGTAGTTATGTTGGAATCTTTTATCAAAGCTTTTGCCAGTTAATGAGTGTGCTATTTCGCTAAATATTTCTTCAGCGCTTCCAGTTTCAGGTGAATAGATTAAATGCTTTTTGTATTTTCTTGCACTTAATGAAATTAGTAATTGAAATGCAAACTCACTTTTCCCTGAGCTTGGATAACCATAAATAATTGTTGTGTTCCCTGGTCTAATTTGATAAAAAGGGTCTAATGTTTCAAAACCAGTACTTAATAAATTTGATGTATTATTTTTGTGAAGTTCAAAAACCTTTTCTGCAACATCATTAAATTTTCTAATTTTCATATTATAACCCTCAAATTTTTAGGGTTTCTTGGGTCAACTCCTTTTGCTTCAAATTTTAGCTTGCCTTGCAACTCGTCACGTTTAGCCCAATTATTTATAGCTGACTTCCAATTTACATATTTATTACCTTCGTTTGAATAAGCTATTGCAGCTTCGTAATAGTACAAAAGTTTTGTGGTGTTCCATTCAGGAAATTCAGATTTAAAAATATTCTTATCAAATAAATTAGATTCTTGAAAAATAACCTTAATTAATTTCTTACTTAATTGTACTTTCTCTTTCTCTTTCTCTTTCTCTTGTACCGAACCCCCTACCGAACCCCCTACCGAACCCCCTATAATTTCAATAAGTATTTCTTTTGTTTTGTCCTCATAACCTTTAACTTGACTGTCTATTGAGTGCTTTTGGCTTAGGTATGCAAACTTAGCCATTCCTTTTAAATTAGTTGGCTCAATTCCATTAAATTGCTTTTGAAGTAATGCCTTAATAAATTCTATAAATTCACTATCTTTTAATTCCATTGATACTTCAAAATAGCTGCGATAAAAATTAAATCCTTTTCTCATAACTAAAATGGCAAATCAATATAATATAAATCACGAAACTCATTTAAAACTTTCATTTCAATACCACTTCCACCCCTATCAGGATGATATTTTACTGCCAGCTTTCTATACACATCATTAAAATTTTTAGCTAAAGGTATTGATTTTGGAAATAAATACAGTCTTTCGCAAATTTCATCTTTTAATTTTCCTGTTAATTCATCAGGAAGTTCAAATGATTCTAAGGCATAAGCAATGTAATTTGTTGGCAATTCTTTAATTAAAGTGCCTTTAAATTTGCCGAATGGCATTGTTTGATAATTCATAATTAATAATTAATTTAAACGAAAATAGCCCCAATAGGTCGAAGCTAAAGGGGCTATAATCATATACTTTTACACCATGTTAAAGTTCTGATTTATGTTAGTTGGCTTCGACCTCAACTAATTGTACTACAAAAGTAACCTTTTATTTTACTTTCGCAAATTTATTTTTTCGTAAACTTCTTTTGCTAATTTTTTATTTTCTTTATTTAGCGAATGTTGGTTGTAATAACTACTATGTCCAAATTGGTTAATATAATTAACCTTTTGAGTATCTATTGTTACTAACTGCCTAAGTTCACTTATTCTTGCTCTAAAACCGTTAAAGCAAAATTCTTGCTCAGTAACATAACTATCTCTAATTAGACTCTGTAATATTGCGGCTGTTTGGTTGGTTGGTGCTTTCATTTGTATTTGTTTTTTATTTCGTTTAATTCCTGTTCTGTGAATGTTTTTACTTTTGTCAAATAAGCATCTAATCGTAATTTTTCCATAAAATCATATCCGTGCTTTTGTTTCATTTGGTTAAAATATTCTAGTTGGTTTCCATCTAAAAAAACATTGCATTTTTTACACTGCTTATTGCAATTTCGCTCGTCAAATATTAAACCGCTGTAGTTTTCTGCTTTATAAAGGTGTCCTGCGTGCCATTCAATAGCTGTAATTGCACCACAGCTTACACAAGGCAAATGTTTATCACGTTCACGTATCCACTTTTGAAATATAACTTTTATAGCATTTAATCGCCTTACATAACTTTGCTTTTTAGTTTCTAAACTTTCAATTTTATCACGCTTTATTTTTGCATAATTTGGCTTTACTGGTTTTAGTTTTCCTATTTCAATTGCACAAAAAACCGAACATGAATTTTCTAAACTTGACCTTTTAGGAGTAAATCGAACACCGCAATTTTTGCATTTACAAGTTACTGCTTTCATACTTGTTTAAATTTTTCGATTGCTGTTAATATTTGTTTCTTTTCATGACTTGCATACCCATCTTTTAAATCGTTTATGGTTTTTATTCCATGAATTACAGTTGTGTGGTCATACCATCTTCGCCCCATTTTATTAGTGTCTTTAAAATAAAATTCATAGCTAAATAATTCGCCAATTGACTTTAAAGAAAGTGTTGAATTTTGACGAACTAAGTAAAAAAATAATTGCCTTGCGAATGATATATTCCTACGTCTGCTTTTCACGTTGTAATTTTCATAAGTTAGCCCTGTGACAAATTCAATAATATTTTTTGTTCTATTTACAACAAATTCATTATTTTGTATGTCGATTGGAGTACGTGGAATGTGATTATTCCACGTTTTAAAATATGCTGCTTCCATTATTTAAATGTTACTTTTACAGTTGTTGAACTTGATTTTTTTGGAGGGTGTACTCTTTGTAAATCCCCAGTTTCTTCGTCAATAATTGACAATGGTTCTTTTAATGCTTTTAAAAATGTTTCACGATGTTTTACTTTTTCTTTTAGCAAATCCATGCTTAAATATAAATCATTCAATTCAGCATCATTACACATACTATAATCGTATTTTGTTCCAGCTTCTACAATACTAAATTCAGTATTTTTTATAATAGTGTTTTTTTCGTATTTGTCTAATTCTGCTAAAGCGCAATCAATCAAAGTTGGTTTTACTTTATCAAAAACTTTTTCCATTGCTTTTTGGAATCGTAGCAATTCACTTGCTACAATTCTACCATTGTTTAACCCTTGTTCCAATTGGTCTGCAAATATTTCAATTTGCTGTTTTGTTTCAGGCAGTTGCCTTACTGTACTCATTGCTGTTTCCATTATACTAATAGTTTTTCGTTTTCTTTTGAAATATTATATTTAACTTTAATTTGTTCAATTGTGCCACCTTTTTTAATAAATGCAATGGCCTCATCAAACTGCTTTGTGTTTGGATTTAACCATACCTTTTCAGGTGCTTTTGATTGTGGCTTGCTTGCTGCATTTCCATCGTCATCTTCACTGCCTAAATTAGTCATACTTTGCAATCCATAACGCCTGGCATAAGTCAAACCGCTGCCATGTGATTGAGCATCGTTTTGTTTACCGCTAATTATTTCAGTATAGCCTGCAATCCATTCGCCCGACTCGTGAATTAAAAGTGTTTTTACATAAGGTTTTCCGTTTATTTCAACTGTTGGTTGCATTGCACAAATACCGTTTTCGTTTAAAGCTGGAATACAAGCCTCACGAACTGAATTTATATCAGCATATTTTGATTTAAAAAATGGATTTGTAGCCGATTTAACAGCTCCACTCATTGCCATTTGTGCCTTTACTAAGGCTAAGGCTATTTTAGTTATTGATTCTGATTGGTACATATTTTTGATTTATTAATTCTTTCAATTCTCATTTTAGTTGTATCAATTGACATTTTAATTGATGATGAAATTGCTGCATCTTTCTTATGATATTCTAAAAATATTTCCAATGTCTTGATGTAACTTTCGCCTAATTCGGCATACTCTTTTTTTAGTTGTTCGTTTGTCATTTTATTTCGTAAATTATACCCATGTCCGATAATGCCTTGCAAATATTCTTTTTTGCTTGGTTAAAATAATCAATAGCATCATTTTTATTCAAAAATATTTGACCATTAATTTTCGCTCCTGATTCGTGAAGTACTTTGTAAAATTGTGCATCTTCATAAAGTGCAATTTCGCTTCTGTATTCCTTTGTTTCTGAATTATAGAATGTCAATTTATTTATTAAAATCATCGTATTTATTTTTAGATTTTGAACGATTTACCCAAAGGCTTAAAACTATTGCTGCGAACCAAAGTAATATGCTACTCATAACGATTACTAAGGTGTAAAACCATATAACTTCCATTAGTTGTGATTGCTTAAAAATTGTTGGTCAATCGTATAAATTTCGCTTATCTTGGCATTACTTGGTAATCCTAAAGCCTTTTGTATTTGCACCTCATAAGCAGGCTGCGTAAGGTATTCTGAATTTCTACGAATAGCTTGTTTTAAACTTGCTAATCCAATATCAAAATGAACAGATATTTTGATAACTTTTTGTTCGTTTTTCTTTTCCAATAGCATTGCAACAATGCTTGGTTTTAATCTTGATTTTTCCATGTTTATTTTTGTTTTAAAATTTGTTTGCATTCGTTTATCATTTCTTCACTTGCGTCAAATAGCGTGTGAATTATGGCTATTACACCAATTAATATAAGTGATGTTATACTTGTTGTTATTGCTCCAATTGGAGTTAATATCCAGTTAAAAATTTCCATGTCGCTCATAATCTAATTGGTTAAAATAGCAATTGTTAAAGTTCCATGTTCTTTCATTAGGAAAGTTTTTAATGGCTCAATTTGTGCGTTTACTTCGCCTCTGTTCGCTTTTTTGCTTGTTAAACTTGCTAACAGCTCACCTCTAAACAAAGGTGCTTCTTTTTCGTATTTAAATATTTGTACTTTCATAATTTCTATTGCTTTATTGCCCTACAAAGATAATATTAGTTTTGAATATACAAAACTAAAATACAAAATTAAACTAATTATTTTGTAACTGTTTGATTTTTAAGCTAATTATTTTTTGATAGGAAATAAAAAAACCCCAAATAAATTAATATTTGAGGTAAAAAAACTAAGCTGTTTTTATTATTTTTTAAAGCTTTGTATAATTACTGCTACTAATAGCAATGCAATTACTACAAATGCCCATTTGTATTTTATCATGAATTTATCCATATATGCTAATTCTTTTGACTTACAATCGTTATAAACTAATATTTTCTTTTCGTAGTAAATAGTATCGCCTTTACATTTACCTTGCAAATATACCTTACCAAACTTCTTTACATATTGAATTTCAATTTTATCTTTAACCAAATAAACTGAATCAATTTTATCACTAAATACAGAGTCAACTCTAATAGAATCAATAACAATTGTATCATGTATATAAACGATTTTAGCGGTTGTATCATTCTTACAATACTTATTTAAATAATGATTTCTTAAAGGGCTGCAACTGCATATAAATAGGTAAATAGAAACTATTGCAATAGCACTAATATTACGACATATCATTTTCAGTCCAGTAGTCATACGCATCTTCGGTTGTTTCATCTTCCTTTGGTTTTGGCTCGTAGTTTTTCATTTCAATAGTCTTTTACATCTTTTAATTATTGCTTCGATTCTGTGGCTTTTTTTTCCTTTTAGTTTACGAATTACACGTCTTTTTAAATTCCAAAAGCGGTTATAATCTTTAATTACTCCTTTAAATTCTACTTCGGTCATTTGCGTTTTTTCTTATCGTCTAAAATTTGCCTTTTATCCGCTTCAATTTTAGCATATTTTTTTTTAATTATTTGAACATTTTTTGCTCTTTCAATTTCTACCGAATCCATTATTTTATTACAATAATTTGTTTTCTGTTTCCATTAGTTTTATACGAAATATGAATCCATGTATAATTAAATTCATTTATCAACTGGTCAAAAGTCAAACCGCTATTTTTTATCCAATCAAATAATTTTTTATTTTCTTCTTTTGTGCCAGCTGAAATGTCTATTGCTTCGCCTTTACAATGCTGCGAAGTTGCAGCACCGCCAACTAATTTATTTACTTCTGTACTGCGATAAAATGAATTTATTTTAATCGGTTTATTGTACCATTCTCGCAAAGGTTCAAACAACTTTCCAGCTACTAATTGCATTGCTTCCAATTGCGCTTCATTTGGCACATTTGAAATCTTGTTTTTTATAGCCTTTTCGCTATGTGTGGCTTCTTCTATTGTAATATGCTTACTTATCATTTGCACCGTTTTTAAACTTAATTACTTGTTCAGCTGTTACTATACCTAACAACATGAATACGCCTATTAAATCAACTGTTAGGAAGCTTACAGAGTTACTTATATCGGTGTATTTTATATGCAAATAACCAATACACACCATCAATGCAAAAGCTGTTAATTTCCTTGCACTTGCGCCCTCTTTTGAATTGTCAAAACTTGCACCAATATAGTTAATTATTTTTTTCATTGTTTTTCAAGTAATTTTTGAAGCAATAAATCAACTGCATTCTTCATGTTGCTTTCGTTATTCGCTTGCTTGTTAACCATTGTTGTAAGGTTAGTTATCTCATGCTTCATGTCATCAATTTCTTTCATTAAATGTTCAAATTTTATTGAAAAAATATCCTCGACTTTCTGAATCCTTTGTTCATGGTTTTGACTCACTTTAAAAAAGTATATTGATACTCCCAAAAGCCCACTCGTTAATATGTTTATGAAATTTTGGAAATCAATAATCATTATATTTAATTAAAATACGAAATTTAATCGACTTATAAATACTGCTGCTATTTCAGCAATGTCATTAACTGGTTCTTGAACAATTGGCACATTTTGCCCACTTTCAGTTATTTCCAACATCATTGATGTTGTACCATTATCAATTATGCTAATAGTTGCATTTTCTGCTAAACATATCTCAATAGCTTTTGCTGCTACTAAATTGCTTTTTACTTGTTCTAAAATTGTTTCTGTCGTGTTCATATATTTATTTCAAATTATTGTATTTATTTCTATTGTTGTTAAATTTTTAACCCACATATATTCTTCATTGGTGCATTCGTTTACTTCACCCTCAAAGATTAGCCATTGCCCATTTATTTCAACTGGATTAAACATACTTACACCATCAAATGTTTGACCAATTAGTGTTAATGCTTTTGTTTTTGTTAGTTTATAACCTATCATATTTGGCGACTTAATAAAGTTTGATATTGTTGAATTATGTTGTAAAGTGTAGCCATGTTTGCATTTATAAATGTGGCATTTGTAGCTGTAAAAATCAAAACAAAAGCAATGTTTTTACCACTATAACTTGTTCCAACTCCACCAGTATTTAGTCGCATTAAATTCAACGTGCTTGCTGTTCTTGCTGAACTTCCTGCACTTGTTGTTTTCAATATAGTACTTGCACCATTTTTATAAATCTGCATACTTGTTGCATTACGCCTCACACCTACAAACAACCCAGTTCCAGTAGCTTCTGCAACTGCGGCAAATGTACTACTATTAGCTTGCATTACAGTAAAACCGCCCGCTCTTGTTTGAAGATATAAACTATTGGTTAATCCTGCATCACTTGCGCCCATTTCTGTTCCTAAATTAGCACTTGTTCTTGTGTATACTCCAATACCTGCATCATCTAAAGGCAAGCCATTATTTAAAGGACTGAAACCAGTATCACCAAAGCCATTCACACCATTTCCAGTTATACCATTTGCATCATGTGTAACAGTACCACCATAAGTAATTAGGAACGTTGATATATCACGCAAGTTATATCTATGCGGTGTCGCTGCACTACCTACCAATGGATAAATAGCATAACAACCGCTAAAGAAGTCAATACCACTTGCGTTTTGGGCTTTGTTATTACCTTTCAAACTATCGGTTAAATAAATAACCGCTGCTTGTTGCGTAGGGTCTGTTATTCCTGCAGCTGCTATAAATGCTGCTGCTGCTGGGTCAATCGCTTTCTTACGATAACCGCCAACCCTTGCATTTGTTGTCGTAATTCCAAGCATAACTATTGAAAGTTATAGCCTATTGCTGTACCACTTGTTAATGTAATTGCAGTAATTGCAGTCCCTGCCGCTGCTGGTATATACATACCTGCGCTAACAGTTGCACTTGTAAAGTCTTTTGTTGCTAATACATTTACACCATTCATTTCAAGTGTGCCAATTACAGCATCAGTATTGATAACAATACCGCAATAATTTTTACTTGTTTTTGCAGTTGCTGCCTTAATAAATTCGCAGCCTCCCGATCCAATTATTTTTCCTAAATCTGTCATAATATTTATTTTATTTTAAAGGTATTTGACACCTGTTTCTTTCTTGTGCTAATTCAAAAGTTAAATTCATTTCCCAACCGTTTACTTTATCGGCTAATGCTTCCCTTAAAGGTACTAAATTAGTGCTAAATTGCAACATAAAGTAATCTTGGTATATTGGGTTAGTCAAAGCAGAATAAACGTCTTGTGATATGCTTAAACAATCGCTTAAAGTATCTCGTTCATTCGTTTGGTCATCCTTTTGAATATCCATTACTTTTACGTTCATATTTAAACTCAAAGTATTACTATCAATTGCGCTATCTACTACATCAATCCATAACAAAGGATATTGCTCTTGCTCACTTGCTGAAATATCATAGCTTTCACCAAAGTTAAATCCGTTTATTTGAGCGTGGCTTGTCGCTATTGTTTGGAATAGATTTATTATTTGGTTTAAGCTGTAAAATTCCATTTTGTTCTTTTATAAATTTCTGTAATTTTTCGATATTTTTTATTTTAGTTTTCATTAGCAAAATGTGCATGGTTGTGTTAATTCTCTTGGTTCAATTCTAATCCCTTGAAAGTTGTATTTACCATTACAACACCCATCACCATCTAATAACATTCCACTATTATAATTAGTTCTTTGTGGAAATATAGTATCTATGCCTACTCCTGTTTGTGTTAAATACAATGGATAAGTAGCTGTGTTTGCTAGTAAAAATTTAGTTAATCTTTCAGCATATACTTGGGCTTTATTTCTAGCTTCATCCATTAAGTCACGAATTTCGCTCATGCTTGCAGGCTGCATATTATCAGCATTTTGTACGCCTACTGCTTTATTAAAATATTTATAATTCATTGACAAAGGTAACTCTACTTGCATATACCAAATCATCGTATTCGTTACATAATTATCAATTAAATTCTTATTCGCTGCTGTAACTGTGCTTGCTGCAATTTGTGTCTTTAATTCGTTGTATAAACTTGTTCCTAATATCGGTAAAATATAGAATTCTTGCACCTCAATAATGGTAGGGGTTACAATCTTCATATCAACATTATCCTGCAATACAGAACGTTGCTTTAATGTTTGCTCACTTAAAAATAATATTTGCGCTGCCATTTTATTTTCTTTTTACTAATTCTTGTACCCAAATATGCCTACAAAACGGTAAATTTACATCTTGTTTTGGGTCATGATACCAACCTCCACGCCTGCGAAATGCATCATAGTTAGGTATGTCATAAACTTGTCCTAAATCATTGCCTATATTCTCAATATCTTCTCTGCTAAAGTATCTAGGATTAGCCATCATTGCAGCGCAAAAGTCACGACTTTCGCCACCTTCTAATAATGCAGGCGCATCACTTCTTAAAGCATATTTATATCTAATAAATAATTCACTAAAACTAGGTACATTCTTGTTTTCGCCTTTGATAGTAATTTTTAAATCTTTATCAATTAAATTATCGCCAATCAATGTTTCTAAAGCATCATTGACTTTGGTTTTATCCAAACTCATAACTTTCATTATACTTTCAACTGAAATGTTTGGAGTCTTTTTAATTAAGTCAAGTATTCCTTGTTCAATTTTAGATATAAAATCTTGCTTGCCAAACATAAACTTTTTAGTTTTTATGCTTGTAAAATTTTCTACACTTTCACCATACTTTGCAAAGGTTTCATAGTCTATTAAATCCTTTACTTGCTTACTAAATTTAAAATTAGTTGCAGGTGCTTGAACTACTTGTGTTGGCTCTAAAGGTTTTCTACCTATTACTTCTCTTAACTCATCTTTTGTTAAAATTTGCGTTAATGTGGCTTCACTAAATGAAGGCATAATAGGTTCAAGTTGCTTAATCTTTAACTTGCCTTTTACTGGTGCAAAAATATTAAATATTTGTTCTTGAACTTGTTGTTTTGGGCTTACATAAGTTGCATTAAATAGGTTAAAAGCATCAATCATTTCAGCCCTTGCCCCTAACTGACCCTCAACCCTTACCCCAAAAATAGTTGGCGATACAATTTTATGCGAAACAAAAATCTCTTGTTGAATTGTATCGTTTAAAGCAGTGTATTTATCAGCAAAATCACCTGCGCTTAAATCGTTTATTATTGCTACTCTATCCTTGTCATCTGCAAAGTCTACAACTATTGAACCTGCGCTATCTGTTGATGTAAATTTGCTCTTTAACTTGCGTTCAGTAGCTTTCATTTCATCATCACTTGGAATACCATTAACGAAAGTAATCATTTTACTTCCTTTAAAGCTATTTTGTATTTCTGCTCTATGGTAATTTGCTACTTCTGCATCAGTAATAATTGCAGGAATACCACCTATGTATTCGGGTAATGTATAAGTCTTTAAATTCGGTCTGTAACTCTTGTAATAATAAATACTTTCAGCTTGTTTAACATTCGGGTCATAAGCAGGCAAAGTAACAAACAATGGATTGCTTTTTTCATTACCACTTTCATCTATCCATTCATCACTTATATAAAATTCTGAATTGTCTTCGTTGCTTCTTACTGTGCAATAATCAATGTGGTAAAGTTCTTGTCCTTTCTTCCCTTTTGTACCTACTACTTTTAAATAACAACCTCCAAATAATTCGTTGTCTAAAATAGTTTTTTTGGCTAAATCGTTTAAGGTTTCGTACTGGTTAGGGTTATCGATAAATGCTTGCAATGCAATAACCTCTTCGCCTTGCATTTCTGCTTGGTCAAATTGCCAACCTTTACCACTTATATATAATTGTTTTGAAGTTACAATTGCGTTATGCTTTGCACTTCTGTTAAATAATAATACAAGGTATTGAGGATAGTTGTTTTCTTCACCATATTTAACCCATACTTTTGACTTTTGCTCCACGAATTGCGGAACTTTATCATTGCTAAATCCTATTTTGATAGTTCTATCTGTATAACTCATTTATTCGGGTTGGTAAACTATATTGGTATTACTTTGCACTTCGTATTCTTCTATTTCTTGTTCAGTTAAAACGACATCAACAATTCCAACTTCAACTGTTTTAGTAATATAAGGTATTGCATCATTCGCACTATCTAACTCATCGACATTGGTTAATGATGTTTGGTAAATAGTATAGTCATAAAAGCCATTTAACCCTAATTCAACAAACCCGGATAATGTATCAATTGGTAAGCAAGGTCCTTCAATAATTATAAAACTATTATATCTGTCTTTAAATAAACTTGTGTCATTTGCAATAAAATAATAATTAACATTGGTAGTCTGATTTGTAAATAAAAACAAATAAATAGGATTACTCACAGTTGAATTTTCCGTTAGAGTAACCACAACATTGTTTGTATAATTTTTTTGAAATCTTATCACTAATTATAAATATAAATAATACAAAAGTTTGCTAAAACAAAAAGCCCACTAAAATTAATCAGTAGGCTTTTGCAAAATTTATGAAAACAAATTACACTAATAAAGCTGCTATAATTGAAGGGTCTACTTCTTGAGCAAATACTTTTTCCATACCTGCGAATGTTAATGAATATCCGTTAAACTCATTCATTGCTGCTCCTGATGTTCCAGTCCCTCCTGTACATTCCATACCATTGCCACTTCCAAATAAGAAATATTGACCGCTTTTCATTTCAACAATTATCGAAGTTCTATTCTTAATAATTTGCTGTAATTTAAATTGCGTTTCATATTTCATTTTCAAGAACGCAGCCGCAATTGTTTGTTCATAAGCTACTGTTCCAATCTTAGGGTCAGTTTGAATATTGTTAGTTGTACTGTTTGCGCCACGTGGCTCTAAAGCATAAGTAAAATACTTAGTGCCACCAGTCTTTGTAATTGCTGTTACATAACCGCTCGCATTTTCAGTTATCGCTGTAATGTTTGCTTGTTCGGTTATAAACAAATTTTTTATTCCGCCTACTGTATCTTTACAGTCTAAAGCGTAACCTGCTACTATTGCACATGCCATGATTTTATAAGGGGTTTAAAGGGGGCTATTAACCCCCAAATGACTATAATGTGAACTTAACAATTTCTGCAACTTGTGATACTTGCACACCCATTTTAAATCTGTATTTAAAACGTACTAAGTCAAAGTCTTCACTATACCAGAACCTAAAGTCGTTGTCTTCCGATTCCAAATCTACACCAAGAAACATATTTGCATCTCTTAAAGCATAGATTGCATTAGTGTTGTTAAGTCCTGGAGTTGAAACTACCGTTACATTAGTACCATGTATCTTCATTTCGCCTAATGCGTTATCAGTTGCAATGAAATTGAACAAATTTGCATTTGTTAAAGCTAATTGATATAATCTGAAAATGTGAGTTCCAACGCTAACTTTTAAATCTGCTTTGTCTAAAATTTCAATTGGAATAGCTGCATATACTGCTTGCATTACACTTATCACATTTGCCGCTGTAATTGCTGTTACTGCTGTTGCAATGTAAGGTGTTGCATTCGCTTGAACTGTTCCACTTGCAGCATTGATAATCTTTACTAAACCATCGAATTGTTTTAATTGTGAGTTCCATGATGTAGTGTCACCTTGCCAAATTGCCTTTTCTGTATCTTCATTAGTTGTTCCTAAAATAGTTTCAACAAAAGCTTCATCAATACCACCAGGCAAAGCATCATAATTAGAACCAGGTGACAACAAAAGACTTGTGTATTTAGTTTCTAAATCGTTAATACACCATTGTTTGTTTACTTTTACTCTTCCAACTGTCAATACTCTAGCAGAAATAGTAGTATCCCCACTTGCCTCAAATCCACATGCATCACCATTTTGCCATATTAAAACATCGGATAATGATGGTACTTGAATTGTTGATTTTACACCTACTAATTTTTGCATTCTTGCAGCCGTTTTAGGCTCGAAAAATGAACGAGTTATTAAGGTATTCTCGTTGGTCTTTGTGTAAGCCGCTAGGCTCGTTACGTTAAATGCCATGATTTTTTATGTTTGTTTTTTTTAGTTGTTTATGAATTTTTTGTAGGCAGCTACTTTTTCAAGTGCTGACATTTGTTTATCTTTTTTGCTGAATGTTGATTGGGTTGGTTTAGGTTGCGTTACTATTGGTTCTTCTGCAATTTCATCAACAATTACTTTGATTGCTTCAAACTTTTCATTTGCTGATTTAGTAGTGCTTGCAATTGTTTCATCAATAGCTGTAAACTTGCCGAACATTTCGCCCATTTTAACTTCCATTTCAGCCATTTTAGTTTCACATGATGCCATGCGCTCTTCCATTTTTGCCATGCTGTCATCAGCCATTTCAACTTCAAGTTCTTCTTTCTTTGCTTCAATAGCAGTAACTAAGCCGCCCACAGTTGTAACCTTTGTACCATCTTCTAATTCATGAACTGCATCGGGTGCTGGCATTTGATTTCCATCTTCGGCAACTACCATGATAGCAGTACCTTCAGCGATTTCACCATCCCACATTATTTCAGTTCCATCTGCTAATTTTGCACTTTTGAATTTCTCTACTTTTGCAAAATCCATTTTTAGTAAATTACCAATTTGCTTTAAAGCTTCCATCGGTGTTAGTTTTATTTTACTCATTTGTATTTTTTATTATTTCAATTATTTGTTCAATTATGTTTTGCGGCTTTTCATCTATCTTAACTGTGTTAAATATTCCTTCAACACTAAACCCTTTAAACTCGCCACTTTTTATAAAGTCATTCCAAATTTCATCATTGTCAATTTTGTAAGAACCGAACCAACTACCATCAGTTAAAGTATATCCTTTAGGTGCATTTATTCCACGCTCTTTATCAATTAAAAAACTTTCAATCATATACACACCTTCAATCATTTTGTCGCTGTTGTGCATCTCATTTACTAAGTTTGATTTACCTTGTTTAAAAAACTTATTTCTTAAATTATAAATATCTTCTTTTTGAAATACACCATAATATTCGCCCTCTTCTGTTCTGCGATAGATTGGCAATTCTGCAACCATTAACGGTCCACTAATAATTCTTTTTTCGTTATCAGCTTTGAACTTATATTGATTAGAATTAAACGCTTGCCAATTCATTTCAATAGCAGGTGAATCCACAAAAGCCACCGCTTCAAGTTGTGCTTCATCGTCTTCGCTTACTATAAATCTGTAAATTGGTAATTTATCCATTCAATAATAAATATAAGACTAAAAATTATTTGCTTTTTAGACATAAAAAAAGCGCAATGATATAAATATACCATTACGCTCTTATTAATCAATTTAAGCTATCTTATAGTTGCTTTTGTGACTATATTTTTAACTTTGTTTTGTGTGTTTGTAATATCAGTTTCGGTGACGATAACCTTTTGTACACCGCCTTTATTATTTGTTATCACTTCGCTGTTACCTCCTAATTTCGCACCGCTCAAACTAGGGGCTATTCTAGGTGCTGGTGGTGCTGCTATACCACCGCCACCGCCACCGCCACCATTTGGAACTTGTACATTTGCAATTGCATTTACATTTGCAATACCTTGTAATACTGCAACACCTGCTAAAATACTACCTAAAACACCCGTTGGGTCTATTTTTAAACTTCCTGTAAAGGCTTCTGATGCTCCTAAATAAGTATTAATAGTTGCTTGTGCTATTGCTAATGCTTTGCCCTCTGCTGTTTGTTGTCCTACTAATTGACTTAGTGAACCGAGAATGCTTACGCTTGCTTGGAGTAGTTGTTTTTTCGCTTGTATTTCTAGTTCAGCTATTTTTACTTTTGCGTCTGCATCTGCTTTTGCGTCTGCTTGTTCTTGTGCGTATTGTTCCTGCTTTACAAGTATTGTTTGTGCTGCTAAGGCTCGCTCACGTTTTATTTTGGCTTCTTCTTCTTTTTCTTTTTCTTCTTGAATAGTTTTATTACCTTCATTTATTGCATCGTTTTCAAACTTATCAATATCTGCTAATTCTTTTAAATGTTGTTGTTTAGTAGCAATAGCTTTTTTATTTTTCTCGTCTTGCTTAGCTTTGTCCTCATCTTCAAACTTCTTTTTTAAATCAGCGTTTTGTATTTCAAACTTTTGAATAGTTAAGGATTGACGCTCTAAAAATTCAGCTTCGGTTAATTCTTTTTTTGCGTAAAGGTCTTGTAATGCAACTAGTTCTTTTGTTTGTTTATTTGCAAGTTCAGCCGCTTCACGGTCACGACCTTTTAAAAGTTCTACTGATAAATCTTGAATTGCTTGCCCTTGCTCACGAAGTTTTTTATTGTGTTCGTCTAGTGCTTTTGATGCTGCTTCGGTTGCGTTTTTTTCTTCAACAAATTGATAAATTAAAGTTCCGATTAGTATTACCAACCCTGCAATTCCTGTTGAAATTATAGCGGCTCTCATGGTTGCAAAAGCTGCTACTACATTTGTTTTGATTACTAAACTTAAAACATTGAAAGCATCTTTCATTCCAAGCAAACCATTCAAACCAGTAGCTAATGCAATTGCGCCTTGTGTTTTAGCAATGGTTTTATTTAAGTCTTCATTTTCTGACCCCATTAAAGCCATTGCGCCCTGCATCGCTGAAAAACCATTTGCCGCAATTCCAACCGCACCAGCTAAAGCTTGGAACTTTGCCTCTGGGTTAAACGCTGCAACTACGTCTTTTATGTCCCCTATTTGGTCTTTTAATGCACCTGCTTTTTTCGCTGCTTTTATAAATGCTTCGCTTCCATTTTCAAGTGTTCCAAGTTCATTCGTTACCGCTCGTAATTCAGCCTTTAAACTCTTAACAGAACCTACTGAATTGCCTACTTTTACTTCGGTGTCAAATATTATTTTTTCGTTTGCCATTATGTTATGATTCTATGTAGTCTGTATTCTAACTCTATTAATGCTTTTCCATTCCCACTTGTTCCTAAGTTTCCTGCGCTATGTATTTGTACTGCTAAGTTCTTAAATGGTAAATCGTTTATGTTTATACCTCTTTGTTTTGTTGCTACTGTTACC